CGGCGAGTTCCGAGGTCTGGAGCGACGAGTTGGGATCGACGAGGAAGGTGACGCGGGCCGCGACGGTCGCGAACTTCAGCATCGCCTCGTTGGCGTCCTCAAGGGACATGAGGTCGGCGCCGTATTCGGTGACGTGGCTGCGGCCATAGTCGCTGCCGGGGACTGCGAGCCAGCGGAGGGCGAGCCAACCCGATTGTTCGATGGGTGCTGACCCCTCCGAACCGGGCACACGGACGTTGTTGATCTCCTGCCAGTGTTTGTGCTGCTCGCCCTCTTTCTCGACGACCGTGAAGATGTCGATGGGGTCTTCGGCCTTGCCGGGTTCCCATGTGACATTGCACAGCGCGCGGACTTCAGCGCTCAAGGTCGAAGGATAGACCTTCTCCTGAACGACGATGCTGATGGGCTGACCAACACTATTGCGCTTAAGCACATATTGGTCGAGCCGGTAGATGCGGGGGGCGCCCTTGGTGGGAATCCACAGAAGGACGTTGCCCGCGATCACGAGGTGCTTCAGCGCTTCGGCGATAACCGGGCGCATCAGGCGATCCTCTAGGATGCTCGATGCCGACTGCGCGTATTGCGCCATCGTGGCGTCGGCCGCGTTCTTGTCGAAGTCACCATCGGTCATCAGACCTTCGGCCACGGACGCATCCAGCGTCAGGCGGAAGAAGGGGATGTTCGTCGGGAACAGCGTCATGAAGAGACGCGACGACAGGCTGCGGACGCCGTGTGCGCCTACCGATTGGTAGGGCTGTGTCGGGGTGAAGTGTTCGTTCTGGCCTGATTCAGGAACCAGACCGGGAATGGTCAAACGCGAAGCGGCCCGCGCCTTGTCGAGGACAGTGGTGCGGGCGGTGAGCAGCGCGTTGAATCGCGCTGCTGCGGTCTTCATGCGTTAAAGCTGGGCTTTCTTCATTAGGGCGCGACCCGCCAACCCAAGTGCACCGGGCATCTGGGAGAGGACGGGGGCCAAGGCGAGTTGCTTGGCGGTCAGGCCGGAGCCATTGGACGGCGCGGTTGTAGGGGCGGGCGTGGGCGCGGCTGTCTGGGGTGTGTTGGCCGTGCCGCTGGCCCCGCCGCGACGGATCGTCAGCGATTGGACGCCGCCGCGACGGGCGCGAAGGATAGAGGGAAGCCCGTCGAGGTAGGGGTTGCGGAGAACCGGGGCTTCCTTGGCTTCAGCAGCGGCCGATGTGACGACCTTGGGCTTTTTAACGAGGCACATAATCAGCCCTCCGGTAGGTTGGATGCGGCCTCGAACTCGGCGCGCATCTGGAGCGCAACGGAGCGCTGGCCAGCGGCGAACATGATTTCGTCGAGGGTCTGACCGGGGCGTGGTTTGGTCTCGGGAAAGCGGCGTTCAAGGAAGGCGATGAAGTCTCTGACGGTCGCGGGCATTTCCTCCCGGCGACCATGGCCGGTCGGTGCGTAGCGTTCAGACATCAGACGGCGGTCTTGTCCTTGGTCACGATCAGGATGACGGACGACAAGGCAGTGCCGATGGCGACTGCGGCTTCCAAATACTCCGGCTGAACGGCGATGCCGCAAGCGGTCAGGATGCCGACGAGGCCGACGTAGGTGGTGCGCTCGCGAAGGCGGGGCAGGACGAATTGAAGGATGGCGTTCATGCGAATGCCCTTTCGAAAGAAATGGATGGTGGGGAGGCGTCGCGGTAAAATCGGCGATGCTGAAAGTTGAGGGCCGTTGGGCCGGGAAGATCGAAGAACTGCTGGCCGCGAGCGACGCGCGGCGAGGGATCAAACCGAAGCCTGTCAGGACTGGCTTGTGCGGCGTCTGCGGCGGCGAGTTCATCTACAAGTCGAACCGGCGCTACTGCGGAGCCGCCTGTCGTCAGGTCGTCCTCAACGCCTATCAGCGGAAGAGGCAGCTTGAGAGAAGGCAAGCGGCCCAAGGACTTCCGAGTCTCCCCACATCCTGAACGCCAGCGCGCCAAGCGGGTCGGCAATGGAGATCAGGGTTCCGCCGGTCGGCTGAAGCCCCATGATGTAGAGGTCGTTGAGATCGTGCTGGATGCCCTGTGACAGGAGCCAAGCCGACGCCTCTTCGCTGATGTCCGTAGGCATCAGAAAGTGCGCGACGCTCGACTGCATCAGGGCCGCTAGAGCGACGAAGACTTCGACATCCGGCTTCAATCAAGCGCGACGAAGTTCGCCCTCGGCATAGTCGCGGATCGCTTGGACATGCTCGGTGTGCGGGCCGGTCGCTTGCGACATCATACGCTGTGAGGCGTAGACGAGATCGTGCGGATCGACGCCGACGCCCTCGCACATGGCGGTCAGAGCCAGCGCAACAGCGCGGATTTGGTCGGCCGGGTCCAAGCGTTGAACACGATCCAAAACGATGAAGGCGGGTTCGCGAAGCACGGCGACTGATGAGGCGGTGCGGGTGCGATCACCGAGGCTTGGGTCTGAAAAAATCATGGGAAGGTTTCGGGTTATCAAGAGGTGCTGGTGGCGATCATCCGAAGAGATATTCGCTGCGTCGGATGGCCTCGATGTCGAGATCGCCGAACGGTGGGAGGGGCGGAAGCTGCCCGTGGAATTCCTCGGGAAGCTGGGCCAGCAGTTCGTCGCGAAGTTCAGCCAGACGATCCACGCTGTATTGATCGGCGAAGCTATCGCGGAGGATTCCGCGCATTTCGTAGGCCCGGCTCGCCAGACAGCCGAAGCTATCGTGCACCACGGCTAGGTCGATGGCCTGTGCGTGGCAGCGGTAGGCGACATCCATCAGGTGGGCGGCGTCGAAACTATGGATGACGTTGGGGGCGATGGCGTTGGCCTGACGGCGCCCGTCGATGCCCTTGTCGTCCGCGTGGACGATCAGGCGCATTTCCTTGTTCTGATGGTAGACCCGGATCATGTCGCGGCGGGTATTCGGATAGTCCTGCAACACCGGAAGCCCGGCCGGTGTCGTCCACCAGATCGGCTTGCCAGCCTTGGTCATGACGCGCGCGGCCTGACGCAGCCAATCCATGGCGGCGGACGCCGCGATGACCGTCTCGCGGATCGAGTCCCAGAGGACGTGCGACATGGCGAAACTGGCGGCGTAGTTGTCGCCGTCGATGTGCTGGCCGTCGCGGTCGATCTCGCGAAGGGACTGATAGATTTTGTCCAGCATCCCGTAGCGGGTCGCGCTGTAGGTGAACGTCATGGTCGGACGCTTGGCGACCTTCCGCGTGACCTTGCCGTCCAGCCATAGGCGGACGTTCTCGTCGTCGGAGGCATCGACCTTGGCTTGGGCCAGCCTCGCCACGTCGCTGTAGATGTCAGCGGGGCGATCCTGCGGCACGAGGTTCACGGCTGCGCCGCCAACCGGATCGCGCAGCAGAGCGCTGAAGTGCTGGAGGCCGGAGTTCGAACCGTC